TTTATCTTTTTTCAAATTCAAATGATAATGACAATGTTCTCTAATGGATTGAAGATGTGATATATTAATAACAAAATCAAATTTACTAACTAAATAATCAAATACAACTCCTACATTATGTAAATTATTAAAATCAAATGAAGTCCAACCTTCATCAATAGCAATAAAATTAGGTTTAGGTAATTGTGATATTTCCATTAATGCTAGACGTATAGCTAAACTGCTAATAAATCGTTCATATCCGGAAGCATTATTTAATAATATCATTTTTCCATTATAAATAGGTCTATCTAAATAAAGATCAATACGCGTACCTTCTACCACTACTTTAATAATAAAATCTGTAGTATTTCCTAAGAATTTGTTAATTTGTTTTTCTAGCATTGGTATTACTTTTGAAATAATCATATAAGGTAAATTCTTAAGGGCATCTAAATAATAGCCTAATATCTTTAATTCCTTCTCTAATATTTTAATATTCTTAATATCATCTCTAACGCCTTCTAATTTTTCTCTATATGTAATAATAGAAGTTTCAAATCCTAGAATTTCTTTATTCAATGTCATCATCGCTTCATCAATTTCTTTCATTCTAGTTTCTTCAATTTCTAATTCTCTTAGATACATTCGGTATTCATTACAAGCAATTTTCAATTCATCTAAAGTTTCCTTATTTATTTTAACATTCATATTATATGTGTCATATCGTCCCATAACTTCTTTAATGCGACTATCAAGCAGCATTATAGATTTTAAATTTAACATTGTTTCATCCATAATTTTCACTTTACTATTAGAATTATTCATTTGTGCTTCTAAAAGACTTCTTTCCATTCTAGCATTTTTAACTTTCATTTCAATATCATTATTCCATTTTAAAACATCACTATATTCTTCAGCTTTTATAATCCATTCATCTAATTCTTTTATTTGTGTGTCTAATCCATTCAATTCATTTCTAGCATCTTCTAATTCATTTTCAATATCCATGCTTAAACCCTCACTTAATCCATTATTCACTTCTAATACCACACTTAACTCTTCACCATCATTTATACCTACTTCTAAATTAAAACCATTAACAAATTCATAAGTACCAATTTTAGATTTTAAATCTAATAATTCAAAAACCAAAACTTCTAAACCATTTTTCCGTTTATGTGGTTTTAAATAATCTAAGAAACATTCATATTTCAATCTAAATAATTTTTTTAATTCTAGTATATTAGTATCTTCAATAAATTTAATAATTCCTGATGGTAATTTTTCAATACTATATTGTTCTTTTTCTTTCAATTCATTCAATGTCTTAAGAGTTTCTAATTTATTTTTTAATTTAACTTCTAATTCAATTAATGTGGTTTCTGTTTCTTTTTTAAACTCTAGAAATAACAATTTAGATTTCTTTTTATTTTCGATTCTTTCTAAAATAACATTTAAATTACTTTCAAATCCATTATCCTTCATATCAATATATTTTTTAGAACTAAGAACATATTCTAATTCTTTATTCTTCTCTTTCAATTTATTAGAATAATCTAATTGATCATTATTTAATGCCATCTTACTAGATTCAAAATCTCTAATAAATTCTTCAGCCGCTTCTAAACTATATTTGAAATTTAATTTCCCAATGAGTTTAAGTCTCTGTGACTCTAAATCCTTCAATTCTGTTTGAAATTTAGTTTCAACTTTTTTAATATCTAATTCATTATTTTCTCTACCTGAACTACCTGAACTACCTGAAATACCATTACAACTAATAGATTTCAATAATGAATTATATTTCTCCTCTACACCAGGATTTATTTTCATCTGTAAGTCCTTTATTTTAACTAGAATTTTCGTTTTCTTAATTTCTAATTCAGGAAGCCGTATTCTAGCATCTTTTAACTTCCCTTCAACTGTAATAATATTCTTTTCTAATACAAGTGCTACACTTGCCGGTGATTTACTATTTAAATGTTTTAATACTGCTTTTTTTTCATTAATATTATCACTAGCTGCCTTCGTCAATTCATTTAAAAAATCTATTTGTATAATTCGTTCGAGTTCTTTTCGTCTAACTGTATTTTCAGCATCAATAAAGATACAATTATTATTTTGTAATGAAATATTAGTTTGTATCATATCTTCAAAATCTCCAATGTATCTTAAAATAATATTTTTAGTTTTAGCAACTGTTTCTTCATCAAGAGTTTCTTTTTTATTACTATCCGGATCAAAACGATAAAACTTAGCTTTCATCGTACTTTTTCCAATTGAATTTACTGAGCCGGATTTCTCTACAATATAATGCCATGAACCAATACTAAAAACCAATTTAGAATAAAATGTGTTCCTTCGATTATTTATAATGTCCTTAACATTACCTTTTCTAGGTACTTTATCAAACAAAGTGAAAAGAATAATATCTAAAATAGAAGATTTTCCATAATGATTAGGGGCTATAATACCTACAATACCTTTATAACTAGAAAAATCAATCTTATTATCACCTCCAAAACTAAATAGATTACTAAATTCCAAACTGAGTAATTTCCAACGTGTTCCACAATTTAAATATTCCGTCTTTTCCAATGTTTCATTAGCAGCAGAATTAAGTGTTTTAATGTGTTCAATTGTAGTTTCAGGGCATCCTACGCCTTTTAAATATTCATCAATCAATAAATTTTGATATTCAGGATGTGTAATTTTCAATGAAGCTGAGCTATTAGAATCAGTGCCTTCTTTTCCTTCAATATTAGAACTTTCATTTTCAATCTTATCAACTTCTTGAAACACTACAGAAACTACATTATGATGACTTTTCAAAGCACTAATAAATTCCTGCAATTGTAAATTTCCAGTATCTTCGTGAAACAATCTTAAATGAATATTTTTAGGTAAATTACAAGTTTTATAATGTATCAATCCTAAATCTCCTTCGAAGCATTTATTCATTTTATCTACCATCTTACCATTTTTCAATGTAATAGAAACATAAGCTGAAAAATCATTTTCCAATTCATTAAAAACTCCAGTTCGAGTCGGAACAGTCCAAAGAATATAGCCGTGTCCATTTCTATCTTCCCCGTGGTTCTGCTGAATCAAAGAACCAGCATAAGCAGCATTACTGCTCTTATCCCCAACATTAAAGAATTGTTGAAGATGAATATCACCCATTAAAACCATATCATATCCAGTAAAACACGTTGTAGTAATAGTTTTATTAGTTTTCCGATTGACCTCACCTTCTAATTTAAAACCTCCAAATGTTTGTGCACCATTAATCCGTCCGTGATATAATGCTATAACTGTATCTCCTTCATTTCGTAATATAGTTTCAGCGGGTATAATAATATAATCCCTTACAGAAGCTAAACTAAATAATACATTTCCAAATCTATAAACCCCTGTTTTTTCCAAGTAATATATTGGATATTCAGATGAAATACCGTTTCTAATAGGTGTTATAGCGTCTAAGCGTGCTTCATTATTAATATTCATATCATGATTACCTGCGATGATAATAAGAGGTATAATTCTAGCTATATCTATAAAGAATTTTCGAGTTATTTCTATACATTCCGGAAGTAATTCAGTTTTACTATGTAATATATCACCAGTAATAACACAAACTATTTCACCTTCTGAATCAATAGAATTAGAATTTAATTTTTTCTTTAAAATAAATGTATTTATAGCATCATATAATTTATTAAATACAAATTGATATTCATTGTGTCTTGAATTTAAATGTATATGTATATCTGATATATGAAAAATACTTTCAATATTAGTTTTAAAATTAACATCTTGATAATGATATGTCATTTCTGTATGTAAGGTCTTTGTGCTATTTAGCTATTTATAGCTAGAAAAAGTTTAAGTTTTATGGATTAATTTAATAGGAAAAGAAAATATATTAAAAATATAATTTATTCAATAATAGTAAGAAACAAAGATAAATACAAAGATAAATACAAAGATAAAAACAACATGAAAATAATAGATACTTTAAAGACTATTAAAGATCCTAGATATATTATATCGTATGATTTTAAAATAGATAATGAATTTGTAGGTAATTCTAGTATAAGTAAATATGATTTAAATAACACGTATTTGTTGAAAATTAACATTCCTAAATTAGAAAATAAAAATAATTATAAATTTCTAGTATTCAATACACTTCTAAAATATATTAATACATATAATAAAAAAACGAATAGATTAATTATGATATTACCTAAACATAATTATTTTGAATTATTTATAATTTTGTCATTAAAATTTAAACTTATAGAACAAAATGCGGATGTGGATGTGGATGTGGATGCGGATCAAAATGTCTGTGTATTTGATAATAATAATTTATTACAATTAACTAAATTAAATAAAACGCAATTAACTAAAAAATTTACAATTCCAAAATTAATTAAATATGAGAAGAGTTATATTATTAGTGCAGCTAAAACTGAAGGTTTATTATATATTCCGTTACAAAATTATTTAAATGTTCAAGATTTAAAGGAAGTATCTAATAATAAAAATAAACCATTTCTGCTGTGGGTTAAAATTTTAGAAAATTATAAATTTGATGAATTATATTTTCATACAAATTGTTATATTATGAATATATTAGATGATAGATCCACATCCATTATTACAAATAAATTCAATTTATATTTCAACTTTAAAAAGTATTTTTCAAATGAATGTAAAAAATATATGGCTGAAAGCTGGGATCTGCATTCATTTATAAATAATACAAATTTAAAATCAAGAATAGCTAACAAAAATGAAGTATTTATAGTACGTCCAGCAGGTATTGGTGCGTTCAGCGGTAAAGACATTTACATTGTAAATAATAATGAAAATTTAAAAGAAGCAGTTAATAAAACAAGTAAATATAATAATGTTCTAATAACAGAATATATAACTAATCCTCTTTTATTTGAGGGTAAGAAATTTCATGTCCGTGTATATTTTATAGTAGGATTAATTCAAGGTCATTTTATGACAAAAGTGTTAAATTTATATAAAATTCTAACTGCTGGAAAACCATATATAAATGAAAATTTCTATAATAAAGAAATTCATGATACGCATGCAAAAACAACTAATAGAGATATAATATTTCCGATTGATATTTATGATTCTAGATTATATAATAATTTTACAAATATTTATTTTAAAAAAATTGAAGATTGTTTATTAACAATTTCTAAATTTATTAATGGTAAATTAACAAAATATCCTCAGGCGCAAAATGCATTTGAAATATTTGGATGTGATTTTTTAATTAAGGATAATGATGAAATTGTACTTATGGAAATCAATGATAAAGTTGGATATTCTTTTAAATCTACTGAAACCTCTATTAAATTTTCAAAATTATATTTTCAAAACCTTATATATTTAATATTAGAACCATTATTAAAATCAGAAAATATAAGTCAAAATAAATCAAATTGGTTATTTTTTGAATAATTTTCAAAACAAACTCAAACACAAACTCAAACTCAAACAAAAAAAGTACTTAATACTATATCTCCATCGGCTGCATGTTCAAGAAATGTAGAATAATAATATGAGTATATAGGAATTTGTTCTTGTGTATCATATTTAGATTTAAATCCAGGAAAGTTTTTAAATGGAGTAACAGATAAATAAGTGTTAAGATTTTTTAAATTTAAGTTATTATATTTTTTAATATAAAAATTTTCTACTTTTGGAGAGTGATAATTGGCGATAAAATTAAATTGTATATGCGGAAAAGCAATACATAATAATGTAGAATGATATGTACTGCATACATGCCATACTACATGTGCATTTTTAAATATATCAGTAAAAAACATTTTAGTATCTTGTATATCATTTTCTGAATAATTTATATCATTTTTATCATAAATGAATGTATCTTTATCTATATTTTTAATATAATTTTGTGATTCCGTATAATTCATAAATAATATTTCAAAACCATAAATATATTTTCCATAAAAAATTATATTTTCAAGTATATAAGAAGTTTTTGAATTTGTAAGTAATGCATTAAATATAAAAACCGCTGTCATTTCTAATTCTTTAAGAATATCAAATGTAATTTTATAATGAACATCTGGATAATCTGAAGCAATTACAATTTTATTGTATCCATTCTGTTTAATTTTTTCAAAATCATTTTTTTTTATTTTTTTATAAAATTGTCTAATATAACCATCATTACAATTGAATTTGTCTTTAATAGTATTTTTACAATTATCATAAATACATTTAATTGTACGATTTCCAGGTAATTTATATTTTTTTATAATTAAATTATGTTTAATATCTATGTCTTCAGTTTTATTTTTTACTTTTTTTTTGAAAACGAATAAAAAATTATCGCTAGAATTTATGTTTGAGTGTGCTGTAATGCGTATACTATATAAAAAATCAAGTTTAGTATTAAAATGTTCATTTAAAATTGAAATTATTCCTAATGTCAAATTATTTATAATTAATGCAAATATTCCATTATGTACTAATTTTTCATTATATATATTAATAAATTTATTATATGAATAGTTAATGCTTGTTAAAATTACGGGAATTTCAGTTATTATTATGTCAATGCTTTCTGGTTTTAAATCTTCACCATTATATGCACCATTGTATAGAGTGAAATCATTTAAATATGTATTAACTAAATAATTACTTTTATCCCATTTAATTTCATTTTTAAGAGGAACTATTTTTATATTATATAAATCCATTAATTTTAAATAAACATCATAACACGTTCTATTTAAGGTGCAACATTTAAATGATAAATCATATTTATCAATGATTGATATTCTTAATAATGAATGTAATATACTAGCATCATAGATTACAGGTGAGAACACATTAATATTTCTAGTATTATCTGTCGTTCTCGGAGGTAATAATGAGATCAAGTGTTTATTAATATCGTCATAAATTGAAACATCATAACTATATGGTAAAAAATAATTCCATTTCATTTGATTATCATATTTAGCTTGAAAATATAGGTCATTATTACAAATTAGATCATCAAAGAATTTAAAGTTATTTTTAATCCAAATGTCATTAAAATTTTTTTTATTATTAAAATTATTATAAAGATAATATTCTTCTTGTAATATATATACTAATGATGGTTCAATTTTTGTAGCAATATATGTCTTATGAAAGTCAGTTTCCGAAAATTCTGTGTCTATAACAATATTTTTATTTTTCTTAGTACTTTTACTTTTTTTTTCAATTAAAGAGAATTTACGTTCAGTTTCATTATGTATCATTTTTTCAATTTCATTTTCACTATATTTATATTTAATTAATGGAATTTCATAGTATATCTGTTGTTGTGTATTATTTATTTTTAGGTTATTATTACCAGTAGTTGTAGTTGTAGTTGTAGTTATTATATGATTATTTATTTTAGTATGTAATGAGTGTTTTGTGGTGTGTTTCTTGTGTTTTGGTTTTAATAGGTGTGTTTTTTTAATATATTTCATTATTTCAACTATCCTATCTTTTATAGTAAATATTAGAAAATATATTTACATTCTAGCAATTAAAATTATCTTTAGCCCATCCTATAATACTGCAAGCAATACGTTTTCCGGCATTACCAGTAATTAAAGTTTCATCATTATCACCTTTTCCACAATCATCAGTATCTTCATGAATAATAAGGCCTCTTCCAATGATGTTAGATCCTCCATGAAGTTTAATAACATCATCATATATTTTGTAATTAGCTTTTCCTTCAGCATTAGTTTCTAGATTTCCTAAATCTCCAACGTGTCGTTTCTTCATTCCAGGGCATCCGTGTGTCTTATTATAAGGATTAAAATGCGCACACATTGATTTACATTTTTCCCTTAAATCTCCGGCTTGATGTACGTGAAAGCCGTGTTTAAAGTTTTTTTTTAAACCTTCTAATTGAATATCAATAGAAACCCGGCCTTCACTAAGCATTTCAGTAAAAACTACATTTCCTTTAATTTTCTTATCATCAAAAACAGCAACAGCAACTCTTGGATGTGATCCTTTAGTTCCTTTGTCCATTTTTTATGTATTTTTTTTTATCTTTATTATATTTACTAAATATTATATTATGTGCTAAAGAAACTTAATGAAAAACTATAAAACTATAAAACTAAAAAAATTGAAAATTCTATTAACAGAAATGATTTTATAAATAAGATGTCTAATTATTTTTATTGGAATTCAGCAGATGATAGAGATCATACGCATCAACGCATTGAATGGGCTATTGAAAACAAATATTTAGTAATGATAAATATTAGAATAGATAAAACATTATTTTCATCCATTAAAGAGAATGATATTATTCTAGCATACGAGCCTAAATACCATAAAATTTCAAGTCATTTTCAAGGAACAGATGGATATTGTATGTCTTGTAATTATACTAAAACTAACGGTCAACAAGCATTTACAACAGCATTTAAAGTTTCAGGTAATCCTAGAATATTAAATTCATTAGAAGATGAAGAAAGAATACCAAATATAAATTTAATGAATAATTGGAATACAAATCAAAACAAAAAACATTTAACAAACATGAATACTTATGTTAAACATTTTAGAAAATACTATAGGAAAATGAATAAATATATAATTCCTGTGAAACTTATAAAAATTTTAAAAACTCCAATAACTACTAAATTAAATAGCAAAGATTATAGATATGAAAAACCTATGATAAAAGGATTTAATAAATTATTTGATTGTGGATGTTTTAGTAATTCTAACTGTGAAAACATTCATTGTATTATATGTCATATTAATTTACAATTATAACCATCTTTATGTTTCTTTATCTAGCGTAGTTTCTTTAATAAGTTTTTTATCTTGATAATATTTTTTATTATAAGTTTTAGTTTTTTCTTTATATTCATCAGTATTTTTATGTGCTTCGTACCATTTCTTTCTAGATTCTCTCATTTTTTCTTTATTATTTTCACGCCATAACCTACTAATAAGTTTTGCTGCATTTCGCATTTCTACGGTTATTTCAGTAGGTTCATCCATGTATAATAGTTATAATTTAATATAAAGATGTGTTTTGTTTTTAAATTTATTCGAATATATAAGATGTAATTATTTCATACACCATCGGCGAGTCAATTAGAAATTTCTAACAGAATCGCACTATTATAATTTTTAAAGTTAATTATGGAAATTAGTTAGAAATTTCTAATTGAAAACTAAGATTTATAAAAATATGTGAGTATAGTAAAATGAGTGTAATTATCCAAGGTTTATGGATTGGAGATATATTGAGTAGATTTGAATATAATTCTATAAAATCCTATGTTAATTTAGAATATACTTATCATCTTTATACTTATTCTAAAGTAGAAAACATTCCAGAAGGTGTGATTATTAAGGATGCCAATGAAATTTTACATTCTAGTAATATCTTTTATTATGAAGGGTCAATAGCACCTTTCAGTGATTTATTTAGATATAAATTACTATATGAAAGAGGTGGTGTCTGGACTGATTGTGATATTATATGTTTAAGACGTTTTCCAATACATAAAGAAAAATATATATTTGTAGCAGAAAGAACAATTTTAAAAGGAGCATTTTCCAGTTGTATTAAAAAACCACCTTATACTTGTAAGGAAAAGAAGGTTCTTAATAGTTTTATTGTGGCGCCTAAAGGTTCTTCATTAATGCTTTCAATGTATGAAAAATCTTTAAAATATAGAGATGAATATTTAGATTTACAAAAGAAGAAAAAAAATGCTAGAACATTTACGAAATCTAAAGTAGTTAAAACACTGAAAATAAATAAAAAACGCAATATAGGTTTAAAGAGTTTTCATTGGAAAGGTGGTTCTAAAACATTAGAAAATGAAATTAATATATTACATTTAGAAAAATACATTATGTCAGCAGAATTCGCATTTCCTGTTAATTGGTGGGATTTCAAATATGTGTTTAAAGACATTCAAATAATTCCTCCTTCTAAAGGTTGGACTGAAGAAACTAATGTTAATGATATTATTAATTCTAGTAATAGCAATAAAAAAACTTATTTAATTGTTATTCATAACGGATGGATTAAAAATAAAGGATATGATAAGAATGCAAAATATCCTGTTAATTCCTTATTTGAAAAATTAGATAGATATATTAACACCATTTAAAATTTCCATCATACAAAAAGTTCCACTATGTAACAGAGACGCTCTAGCTACAGCCCATGAAAAGCCTTTATAGAATTGTCTAAATCCACCATTAGAATATATTCCATTTAAAACTTCCTTAATAGTTTGAGACTCTCCTTTACTTTGTAATATAGTTTTAATCCGGTCTTGAGGATAAATAAAAATCCAAGCTGTAACCCCTGCGATTCCTCCATTTAAAAACGCTTCTCCATATCCTATTTTATCTCTTCGTCCTTTAAGATATTCATATACACTAAAATAAATAGCAAATCCAGGGGTTTCACGTGTCATTGTAGTTCCTAATCCTTTGAATAAGAATGATGGTTTAATACAATCTCTAATTCCTGTTGAAATTCCATTTTGTTTTAATATTTTCAATCTCTCATAAGGTGATACTATAACACTAGCAATTAATCCAGCAGTGCCTCCAGATACAGGTATATTACCATTTGTAAATTCTAGCATTTTATTGTATGTTCCAAATACAATGGCTTTTTCAATACCAACTCCCAATAGAGGTGGTTTTAAACCTTTATAAAGAGTTTTAAGATTATAATTAGGTATAGCTTTTCCAGTTTGAATATAGGTTTTAATAGTATCTACTGGATGGCTTAATAAAATACCGAACATACCACTAATTCCACCTTTAATATAATAATCCATTTGTGGTTGTTAT